ACAACTCGTCCTTGGGAATACCCTCTAAGTGATTGGTGCCCTTCTCGCGCCCAAGTTCCAGGGCTGCTTTTTGAGCAGCCGTTATGCCAATCACCTTCTGTGCTAAAGCGCGGTGTTCCATACAGGCTGCATATCGCGCTCTTGCCATATCGCTTGGCCTGCGATACAGTGGCCTGTCACAGATGACACAAGATGTGTTAGGCGTTCTCATCTAACCACCCTGCCAGTTCGCGCAATTGCTCTGGCGTTACGTCGCTACGCAACTCATACTCATCTTCGGGCCATCCCAAGACCAGATTGGCAGGCCAGCGGCCCTTGGATGAATAGACACTTCTTGTCATCGGTGGAATACCATCCCCATTGCCACCAGAGAAGTGAGAAGTTCGGCCATGACAAGCTACTGCTTCATCCGTTGGCACCCTACACCCATCCACGTTCAACCCGGCCACACCCCACTCCAGTGCATTGTGGGCGAACGTGCCATCAAGGGGAGCCATCGCCATGATGATTGGCTCATAGGCTGGCTTCAAGGCTGTGCCCCATCCGTCCCAGAGTTGGGCGTCGGGGGTGGCGGGGGCCGTGATGTCGCTCATCCCATCGGTCTGTCTGAATGTAGATTGTCCCAAGTACCCCAATCTACCAGAAACAGGTCGGTAGTTCACGTTGGCACCAACTACTTCCCTTTCCGCACCAGCCACCTTATCAATAGCCTTGCTAATGTCGTGGCTCTTGGGGAATCCTTGCCCATAGACATACATCACCGTATCGCGTATCAGCCAGCCAGCATCCTCAATCGCACAGGCCAACCGATGCCAGGTGCGCGTGCCACCAAACGCCAGTAGCATAGCCCCTGGTTTAGCAACCCTCAACGCCGCCTTCCAGAAAGGCACACCCGGTACACCGTGGTCCCACTCCTTGCCCATGAACTTCAGGCCATAGGGCGGGTCAGTCACGATACTGTCCACGCTGTTTTCAAGCATCTCGCCCATCACGTTCAGGCAATCGTCGTGATACAGTTCAACGTCAGTTGTTGGCATCACCCGTACCACGTCGAAGGCAGCGGGTTGATGGGCAGCGGGTGGCGGTAGATGGCCCTCAGCAACGCAAGCCGCACATCACTACCCCGGTCCTGTTCGTCAAGCCAGTCCCGCATCATCACTTCCATCTCGGGACGTCGCAGCACGAAGAACAAGCCAGGGTCATAGACCGGGCAGCGCAAGTCGCGTATCACGGAGCGGGTCAGCGCCCGTTCCGCATCGCTCCCAATCATCCCCGCTGTCAGGTAGTCGTGCTCTAGCTCTGGATGCGGCAACAGGGGCGCAGCCGCCCACCAGCCTGTCGTGAGCCTGTGGAAGCCCACAGGAAGCTGCTTGAGGTCAACCTTAGTCTGCGGGTTCCAGATGAGCGTGCGGGGGAATGGAAGCTCAGGCAGCACGCTTCCAGCGACCACTTCAAGCTCCGGGTACATCAAGGTCAAGTGCATCTTGGCGACTCTGGTGTCACCAGACGCCACAACGCCGCAGCCGCCCAAGTCCAGCGCCACCGCCCGGCTCACCGGGTTCTTGATTTCGGCGCAGCCTTGTGCTACCAGCTGCCGCGCTTGGTGCTTCCCTATCTGTGCCCAATCCCCCGGCTGGTAGGTCCGAAGGACGCCATGCGAGTCAGCAGCACGAACTATCGTCAGACACTTTACCCATACGTGTGCCAACGTGAACTCCTTTTTCTAGGACCGACCGTGGGCTGCGCAAAAGGAGTATCAGAAACGCTGGCCCACGGTCGGCCCACTGAAACGTGCAACGGCGAACGGGGGTGCGCTACTGCACGATTTCAGTCCAGAACGTCGTCGGGACAGGCGGGTAGCGTGGGCAGACGCCCCAGATGTAGAACGTGACTTCGATTGGGTTGTCCTGCACGATGGCCCGTAGAGCCACGCAGTCGAACCCACCATCGACGTCAAGTTCCTCAGTCTGAAGCTCAATCCAGATGTGGTCGAGCCTGTCACCCGCTGCCTGGTCAAGCTCAGTCGTCGCCTTGCCAGCAACCACCTTCGCGCCAGCCCCCGCAGTCGTTGTCGCCTGCATCGGCTGGAACGTGACCTCAGCGCCCGGCCCCATGTTGCCCACAAAAATTTGGAAGCCGACCCGGTGGAAGGTGTTGACCGCCACGTATGGCGAGATGAACGTCCCCGGCGAGTATATCTGGTAGATTTCGTAGAACAAAGCCTGATGAACTTCTGTGAACTGTTCCGTATACTGTGGCATCGTCTAGCCCTCCTGATTGGGGCGGGGGCCAGCCTTCGACCCCCGCCCTGATTTCATCTCCTACAGCTAGGTCGCAACCGCGCTGTCCAAAACTACGAAGGGGCTGGTTTGTGTCAAACCGTCACTCCAGGTCAGCGGCGCACTGAGCCACGGCTGACCATCCACCCGATGCACACCGCGCCAGCTGGTCAGGTCGTAGCGGAAGCGGTAGTGCTTCGATGCGTCGATGGTGAACGCCTGGCGGTCGCCCACCAGATACATACGCCAGTCGGCCAGGATGATGTCGCCCCGCGTGCCAAGTGCCGGGCAGTGTTCGTTGAAGAACAGCGGATAGCCGAACAGCGTGCTTGGCATCGCGTCACGCGCCGATGGCATGAACACGTAGCTCGGGTTCGCAGCGGGACCGTTGAGCAGCATCAGGTTGGACAGGCCGCGCCTGTTGCATAACCAGATGCCATCGGAGCCGTGGAACGCTTCGAGCATGTTCACCAAGTCGTTCAGGCCGATTGCACCAGCGACCGCACGCGCAACCGCGATGGTTGCCGCACACGCTGGCTGCACGACACCTAGCGGCTGTCCTGCCCCGGTGCCGTTGATGAAGGCTTCCTCTTCGTACCAAGTGATTGCACCACGGTAGAGTGACGCCAGAAGCGCTTCTAGCGACTGCGCGGAGTCGGCCAGCAGTTCGTCAGATGCTTCGGTGTACGTCACCAGCTTGTGTGCAACCAGATTGATTTGACGGAAGCTCGGCTGCGTTTCGTCCTTGTACTCGCCTTCCTCAGTCCAGTAGGCGAGAACACCACCGTACCAGTGAGGACGTCCAGAGGTTGTGGTGGTCTGGTCGAGAACGGGCCACTGAATCTGCCGGGCGGTCATCGGAACGATGGTGGCCCGGGGGCGAACCACGGCGGTCGGCCCTGGCACCTGAAGAACGGTCGTCATCTGCTGGAGCGGGACCAGGAAGCCACCGGATGCACCGATGTTCTCAACCAAGTCCTTCTGCTCAGACGCCCACTGGACGCCTTCGCCCTGCTCTGGCACCTGTGTCTCGCCCTTCTCCATCCAGAACTCGCCAAGTCGCGGGTCACGAATGCCCTTAAACTTCGCTGCGTGGATTGCCTTCGCCATCATACCGATGGACTCAAAGCTCTTGACGGTCTTGGCCGGGCCACCAGTGTTGAGCGTCGGGCTGGCAGCAATCTGCTGCGCGAGACTGGCCTGCGCCTGGATAATCTGCGAGATGTCCGCAGCCCTCTTCTCAAGCGCCTTGGCCTCATCGCACAGCTTGACGAACTGCTCCCGTTCCTCACCTGTGACTTCGGCCTGGTCCTTCGACGCTAGTGCAAGCGCCTTGTCCCAATGGGCCTTAGCCTCAAGCTGAAGCTCTTGAACCTGTGTTTGCGACATTTGTGTTTCTCCTAGTGTTGCGTCTCCAATTGCGCCTCAATGCGCATCTTCCCCCACATGGCACGCATCATCTCTCGGGTGAGTGGGGTGGCGGGAGCGCCCCCCGGCTCGGCCTGTAGCGCACCATTCGACACGTCGCGGCCTTCCTCTACAGGTTCAGGTGCAACGGGTTCAACTTGTTTCTGGTCCTGCTTGTCGGCATCTTCGATGGCTTCGGCGGCTTCCTCTGCTTCGGCCACTATCTTGCTGTAGCCCGGCACATCGTAGCCAGCGCTTTCCACGGCTTCGATGAGATTGGTGATTGCGCCGATGACACGATTGGCATTCACCGCCGACAAGACCCGGCCTTCCTTCGTGGCAAGCTCGGCGTCCGGTTCGACGTCTGCTGGTTCGTCTGGCTCGGCGTCCACTTCCTTGACCCGCGCTTCAACCGTCAGCTGGTCCAGGTCAAGGCCCATGTCTTCGGCGTTGGCGTACAGGGCGCGAAGATAGGCTTCTGCTTCGCGTCTGTCGGCGTAGCACTTCAGCGGTTCACCAGTCGGGTGCCCTTCATCGTCTGCCTGGTAGACGCACAGTTCTTCGTCACGCCTGCGGATGACCCACGGCTTTTCTTCGCCGGGCGAATCTGCCTTTGCCCCCCTGGTCTGTGTCGCTTCATTCGCTCCCCAGATGACGGGACTCAGTTCCCAGAGACGGATTTGCTTCAAGAGGCGCACCACGGTCGTCTCCCCTTCGACAGTGGCGCGTTCCTCAAAGTCCCGGTCGGTCACGTCATAGCCGATGGAGTATTTGTTGATACCGCCTGACCGGATGCGCTTGAAGGCTCCCAAGCCTTCGGGGGTGTCCAAGAAGAACTGCATGATGG